TCCAGCCCTATTCTGTTGTGAAGACACTGGGTAATAGAGACTTGGATAATATGCGTGTTGAGTTGGCTGCACCAGAGTTCAGAGGTGCTGTCACTGAGTTGATCAATAGTCCAGACTACAAAGCTAAGTCTGCTAACGAACAACAAGTGGAGATTAAAGACACAATGAACAAGGTGTTGGGTGCATATAAAGCAGACGCACAAGAATTGTTCCTGCAGAAGTTTGGACAATCAGCTATCGATGCTCTGTACGAGAAAGCTCCTAACAAGGCTGCACAGGAAGATGCTTTTGTACGTGCGTTCAAGCGTAAGCCAACAACAAACGCTGATAAGTTTGCCATCATTGAGGGAGACTTCAAAGACATTGGTGTTGTCGGTAAAGCTAAGGGTGGACTAGCAAGTCGTCGGTGATAAGTACAGACGAAAAAAAAGGCAGCCGATGAAGCTGCCTTTTTTGTTTTGGCATACCGGGTACGACTCGAACGTACAACCTACGGATTTGGAATCCGTTGCTCTGCCAATTGAGCTACCAGCACACGTAAATGGAAGCGGGGGAAGTACTCGAAACTTCTGCGTAGAGCTTATGAGACTTACGGATACCCTGAATCCCCGCTGTCAATGTTATATCACATCTTGAATGCTTCTTTCAACTGCGCTGTCGCAGCCTCTACAAGCTTAGGATGACGATACTCATAGATGTCAGGAATCTTCAACACGTGATGTTCCATGTTGTCGAGCAATTCCTTGTGGTCGTAGCAGGCTACTTGGTAGTTACCATCGTCAACAAAGACAACAGCATCAGCCCATTGAAGCTGCACCTCATCCAACACAATCAAAGCGTATTCACTTGATGTTCCTACAGCACGAGTGTTGAAGTTGAACGGCTCGTTAGACAAGATCCAAGCCAGCGTAGGACTACGCAACAACCCAGCTGAACAGACACACAACACTTTCTTGTTGCTGCCTTGATGCGGGTTACGCATGTTATGCAGACGATTGAATGTCATTTGGAAATCCTTGCGAGGTTGTCGAAGTAGGCCATGTCAAATCCACGTTGCCATTCCTTACCAGCTACCGATTCAGGATCGTATTGGTTGTTGAGCCATCCACGACTGAATGCGTAGTAGCCTTGACCAACTTGAATCTTCAATGGTGCTGGACGTTCAGGGCGCTGTTGTTGCATAGTTGTCTCCATAGAGTTCGTTGCTGAGCAGATAACCTTCTAGTTCCCACATCTTGTTGATGGCATCTTCGTAAGCATACTTCTCACCAAGGGCTTGATTGTACTTAGCAGGGTCTACACAAGCGCTCTTACCGAGGATGAGGAAGCCACAATGCAGATGTAGAAAACACAACGTTGTTGTCGTATCAGCAACACGATGGTATTCCACCTTCTTTGTCTTTGCCTGCATGTCTGTGGTGGTGACAGACGTGCGCTTCACAGGTTCATTCGGCTGATTCATCTTTGTAAGCCTCATCAACTTTCTTGACGATGTACTGGTGAGCCAACACAGCAGCGATGTGTGCGTTGCTTTCCTTGTTAGGTGTCTCAGGTTCAAATGTAATCTGAATAGAGAGGCTACCATCGTTGTCGTCAGTGAAGACAATAGTTGCTTTATTGGTTGACATATTCATGTCCTTTCAGTTGGTTGATTTTGAGATTGTAGCAATCAGACTTTACAGTGTAGCCGTTGCTGGAATCAATTGTACCCTTTTTCATGAACACGCTGTCAAGCATATACTGTTGTTTTTCGTACACACCTAAGAACCAACCTACAGAGAGGTCATTCTTAACTCGCACGAAAGCATAGTAGTCACACTCTTGAGTTGTATTCAATCCAGCAATAGAGCACTCATAGGTGTCTAATGGTTTGACAGAGGTCTGTTTAGTCTTCACATCCACTGTCTTACCGTTGCACAGGATGAGGTCGTAGTCGTAGGTGTTTGCTAACACACCACCCATGACTTCTTTAGCGATAGCCTCACCAATGAAACCAGCAATGTTGCCAGCCCCGTTGGTAATGCTATTGCGTAGTCTACCCATCTCTGCAGCTTTGTCTCTAGCAGTGACGAGCATTTCGCCAGTAACAACAACTTCAATCACTTCTTACCACCAATCAAGTTCATATCACCGATGTAGATTTTGATGAATGGCAGCAGGATGATGATGCCGATGAAGGCAAACAAACCATTTTCAATCTCGTCAGTATCAGCGATGTGGCAGATGTCTTGGTTGAATTCAATGTCAAGGCCAATGCCTTGTCGCAGTTCGATGATGAACATGTTTTCCTTTGGTTTTACAGACTAGCACCAATCTCTACAAACTCAAACGAGAGTTGCCAGAGATGTGTGTAGCTGGATTGCTCACGAAGCCAAGACAGAAACTTATCTTGAGCGTCAGAGATTGTGCAAGCTTCAACGTGCAGAACACCTTTGAAGACGTTGTTCTGGCTGCTATAGCTGACAGTGAAGTGTCTCACGCTGCCTTACCCCACACGTCATCCCATGTACCAGTCTGAGCACCCTTGCTGTAGTCTGTAACCTTCTGTTCAAAGAAGTTGGTGTGTGATGTACCGAGCATGCCATCAACCCACGGCAGGGGATTCTTCTTAATCTTGTAGATTCCTTTCATACCCATAGCGATGAGTCGACGATCTGCAATGTAGCGGATGTACTCTTTCACTTCTTCTTTGGTAAGCTTCTCAACTTCCACCATACCAAAAGCAAGATCAATGAACTGGTCCTCAAGAGCAACCATCTCCTTAGCAATCTCTTTAATCTGTTCAGGTGTTGTTTCATCTTGATGGTGTTTAACATATTCACGATAGACCTTTATCATTCCTTCAGCATGCATAGTCTCATCAAGGATGGACCAGCTAATGATTTGACCAAGTCCTTTCAGCTTACCGTTACGTGCGAAGTTGAGCAGCATAACGAAGCTGGAGAACAACTGCATACCTTCACCGAAGGCAGAGATGACAGCAATCTTCTCAGCCACTGGTGATGTGTTGAGTCGTTGCAGATAGTCATGCTTCTCAAGCATCTCAGCATATTGCAGGAACTCGTTGTAGGTTGACTCAGGCAACCCCAATGTTTCGATCAAGTGTGCATAGGCTGCAACGTGTAAAGCTTCACGGGCAGCAAACCCACTCATCATCATTCGCACTTCATGATTCTTAAATGTTGGAATGTAGTGATTGTGATAACCGCCACCAATGTCCAAATCACCTTGCACAAAGAAGCGAAGAATCTTTGTCAGAAATTCTTGTTCTTCTTTGTTGAGTTTTTTATAGTCCTTAACGTCTTCCGACATTGGCACTTCGGTATGTAACCAATGTGATTGTTCATGCTGTAACCACGCATCGTATGCCCACGGATAAGTGAAAGGACGAAACGATGTTGTTTCAATATCCATCTTATAGTTCTTCATTGTGTTTCCTTAAATAATTGATCGATTGTGTTAATACATCTATATTGTCTTTTGCGTGTCCGATTACAAGGTTGCAGTGATGACACAACAACCCTCTAACCTTACCTGAAGAATGACAATGATCTACAAACAATAAACCTTTTGGTGATTCAGCACTGGGCTGATAACAAATGGCACAACTATTATTCTGATCAGTCATCATGCGAAGATACGTTTCTGAATCAACACCGTATCTTCGCAATCTAGTACTCTCTCTAACCTTACTTGTGTTGGAATGATGATACTTGTTTGCCTTCGCCCTGCTACAAACTTTACATTCAGTAGACAATCCATCCTTCTTTGCCTTGTTAGGATAGAAGTCAACTTCATCTTTTTCAGTAGCACAGGCGTAGCATCGTTTCATGTTCATCCTTCGCAAGCCAAGCAGGTGTCACCATCTGCAATCTGTTTCAAATCAATTTCATCTTCGATGCGTTGACGTTTAATCTGCGCACCAACCTTGTCTGCCTTCTTCACTTTCTCACTGCGGAGATAGTACAGACTCTTCAGCCCACTCTTCCAAGCAAGGAAGTGAACGCTGTGCAGATACTTCACAGACACGTTAGCAGGGAAGAACAAGTTCACACTCTGTCCCTGATCAATGTACTTCTGACGATCAGCAGCAAGCTCAATCAACCAACGCTGATCAATCTCCATCGCTGTCTTGTACACTTCCTTCAGCTGTTCAGGCACGTCCAGATGCTGGATAGAACCATCGTTGGCAATGATGGATGCCCATGTATCGTCATCGTCTTTACCAAGCTGTGCAAGCTCTGCTTTGAGGAAACGATTCTTGTACACGAACGCACCCGACAATGTATCCTGACGGAATACATTAGCGCGATAAGGCTCGATTGATGGGGACGTATTACCCATGATCAGGCTGCTAGAGGCGTTAGGTGCAATAGCAGTCCAGTGACTAAAGCGACGACGAATACCACTGAGATGTGCATCAGGGCATTCGCCACGTGATGTAACCAAGATAGCATCACCAATCGTGCATTGGCTGTGGATGTGTTTAAAGATTTCATTGTTGTAGCTTTTAGCCATGACACCATCAATGGCAACACCTTTCTTTTGTAGGAAAGCATGGAAGCCTAGTGTGCCGATACCGATGCTACGCTCCATGAGAGCGCTGGCACGAGCACGAGCAATAGTGTCTGGTGCATTGTCAATAAAGTATTGAAGCACATTGTCCAACATCTCCATAACATCAAGGATGAATTGTTTGTCCTTCTTCCATTCGTCATAGTATTCCAAGTTCAATGAAGACAAGCAGCATACAGCTGTACGTTTCTCGCTTGTAGGCAAGAAGATTTCGGTGCAGAGATTGCTACCGTTGATGGTCAAGCCTTTGTCTTGCAACCAAGATGGTAAAGCTTTGTTGGCTGTGTCAATGAAGATGAGATAGGGTTCACCTGTCTGCATGCGCAGGTCCAAGATCTTCTGCCACAGATACTTAGCCGACACAGTCTCTACCACTTCACCGTTGGCAGGGTTGACTAAGTTGAAGCTGTCGTCTGCGTTGTCGTCTTTCATGCAGCGTTCGATGATGTTCATGAACTCGTCAGACATGTTGATGCCGTGATGCATGTTCAAGGTGCGAACGTTCTGGTCACCAGTGGGCTTACGCATCTCCAGAAACTGGATGATGTCAGGGTGATTGATGTTGAGATAGGCAGCATAGCTACCACGGCGTGTGCGTCCTTGACGGTAGGCCAATGAACTAGCGTCATAGATTTTCAAGTGTGGCATAACACCTGTCGACTTGTCGTCACTGTTGCGGATACCAACGTGAACACCGACACCACCACCCATCATCGAGAGCCAGTTAGTCTCTGAAAGATTATCGACCAAACCTTTTGCGTTATCATCCATATAATTAAGAAAACAGCTAATAGGCTGCCCGCGCTTAGAACGACCAAAAGATAAGATAGGAGTAGAATAGCTGAGCCAATGCTTACTAGAGTAGTCATACAGTCTTTGAGCATGTTCTTCATTGCTTGCAAACGCTGCAGATACGAACGCGAATCGTTCTTGTGGGCTTGTCTCATCATCTTTCATGTAGCTTTCTTTAAGACGCTGCAGTCCGAGTTCGTCGAACAATGCGTCACGGGATAGGTCAATGTCAACCTTGAATGTCATGGGGTAATACTTTCTGATTAGAGGAAAAGAAAGCAGCCGAAGCTGCTTGTGAGGGAGGGGTAGGAGTTATACCATCTATCGAGTATCACCGCTGCCCTGAATGACATCACGCTGTTGCCTTGATGACAGCTTCTCAAGGTTGTGCTCAGCCACTTGTGACAACATCCAACCGTGGTCTTTAGCAACTGCAGCAACCTGCCACAATACATCACCAAGTTCTTTCTTGATGTGCATGTTGTATTCCTCAACATCGCCCCCATCTCGGCGGTGCTTTGCAGCCTTACCTGCCACTTCACCAGCCTCGGCAAAGAGATTGAGCAGAGCATACTCACGGTCTGCTGTAGGCAAACGGAAGGTCATTGCTGACCGCTGGTATTGATCGAGGTTCATTACAGTTTCCTTCCAAAAGCAGCTACGCCTGCGATAAGCAACACCACCACAGATGCGTGGATCAATGTAGGCATAACAACAAACCACCAACTCCAGTCAATGAAGCCTGTAAGCTTGAGCGCTATAAACAATAGTGTCAGTAAAGATAAAAACATCATTCTTCTCCCTCTGTTGGTGTTGCAAGCTTGCCTGCTTCGATAGCATCGGTGAGGCAGGCGATAAGGGCATAACGAATCAGGAAGTCTTTAGCGTCTGCGTCTAGGTAGACGTTGCAGTCTGCAGATCCATCATCGTTTTCTTTGATGCTTTCAATTTCTATTTTCATCAGAACAACTCCGGTTTAAGTTCTTTGATCTTCGCTGTCGTGTAGTGCGACAACACCTTGAAGTCAATCTTTGGATTCTTAAACTCCTTCACGAAGTTCCAAGTTTCCTCAGTGACTAAGTCGTAGTATACAGTGTGAATCAAACGAGGGATGTATTTGCTGGACCATCCTTCCATTTCATTCGTGATCTTTGCAACAACCTTGTCCACCAAAGCTTGCGTCACATACTTAGCAACGATCTTCTCTTCAACGATTTCACAGCCCACAACAGGCGCACCCATTGCAATGTGATGCTTGGCTTTGAATTCGTTGGTGACAATCTTAGCCCAAGTCTGACGACCATACTTATTCTGGTAGTCGTAGTTCTTGATGACAACACCTTCACCACTACCTTCACCGTCCTTCACCAAGTAGTGTGCCTTACTCAGACACTCAGTGAAGTGTTCGATGCTGCCGTTCTTGATGATGGCAATAGGGGCAATGACGTTGATACCAGCAGCGATCAAGCCTTCTGAGTATTCGTCATAACTAAGTAGTCGTTCTTTGCTGCGATCAAACACATCGAACACATAGAACTTGCGCCATGCATCGTCGTTGTAGGTCTTCAGCGTGTGCGGCACAAGCCATTCACCGTAGAGAACATGTTCGTTGTTCGCCATTATGTACGTTAGTACGGGTACATTGTCCATCATGGCGTTCATGAAACCAGCATTGTCGTTGTCCGGTGATAGCTCACGGTTGCGACTACCACAGCGCAGTGTGCCAGCCTCATACCAGACACTACCGTTAGTACCATCTAGCTTAGGGAACACGTAGCATGTCCCCACTTCAATGCCTTCCACTTCGGTGTTACCGTAGCGTTCAAGGTGTTGATATTTGATGAAGCTCATTTCTTTTTCCTTTCAAGTTTCTCTTGATCAGTTTTGATTTTATGACAAGGCTTACACATCACCTGCAGATCTTCTATCTCACAGAACATACGGTTGATATAAATATCCCAGCTAACAAACCCCTTCTTAGGGTCTACAACGGGCTTGATATGATCGACCTGTACATCGGTAGCAACATAGAGTTTCTTGCAAGCAGCGCACGTGTAATGCATTGCCAGCTTACCAGTCTTTGCATTCACTTTCCTGCCAGCGAAAGCTTCCTTCAAAGCTTTGTATTTCGGAGGCCATCGTCGTGATGCAGCACGTAGGGCAGAGGTCACGAAAGATTTGAATCGCGCCTCTGTCCATTCACCACCATTGCGTTTTTTATCTGTCACTTGGTACAGCTTCAAAGGCAACGTTGGTCATGTCCAATACATCTCGTGGTTCAACTAAGATGTTCTGCACAATACCGCACACATCGTCAACGTCTAGCGCAACGAAGTAATAGGTGCTGTCTGGTGTATCTTCTACCGCTACAACAAAGCCGTTCTCAGCATCAGTGATTGTTAGTTTCATTCTAGTCCTTCCACATCAACCTTGTTGAATGTTATCTCTGCATCAAGCCTACTCATGGCGTAGATGATGTGTTCCTTGACAGTGTCGATGAGGTAGTCTTCGTTAGCATACTCAGCACCCAAGTCATCAACATCAATCTCAGCTTCAAAAGTCACTGTTACTTTTGTCATTGTGTTCTCCTAAGTCAAAGGCTACAAGGTAGAGTAGGCAGCAAATAGCGTGAGCCAGATGATGCTTACCAGTTTCTGGATCGTTTGTTTCACCAGTGGCATAGGCAGTGAAGTGACGAAAGCCTGCGTCGATATAGCGACGACGAGCATCAGGCACCTTCTTCCAGTTGTCAGGGGTATACTTCTTTGCACCGTAGGTCAACACTTCAACGACCTGTGTCAATGCTCTGAAGGGCAGCAAAGACCACTGAGGTTTGCCGTTGTCGTACTTGACACCACCCGCAGACTGAATACCGATACCTTTTGGAAAGGCTGCGTCTTGTGGTTTGTATTGCAATACGTTACTCACCCAATTACTGTAAGGATTATCACAAGTCACACACGGTTCTTGATCACCATCTATGTGACGATAAAGACAGTTAGCACACTCTTTCATTGCATACCTCCCTCACACTTAGTGTTTTTGTTAAGCAACGGAGTCATGCTATCACCGATGACAACATCACCAGTCATTGTGTCAGCCTTGTCACGCAACAACTCAGTAAACCGTGCGCTCTCTTCCATCAACGGAACAGCAGCAGCAAGGTAGCTTGCCACAGTGAGCAAGCTCTTCATGTGTTCTTCATCAAGCTCCACAGGTCCAGCAACACTCACTAACATCTGGAACGCACCGTCCCATTCAACACCATCTTCAATGATGGGTCGTAGCACTACAGCTACGTCATTCTTTTTAAGGGTGGAGTCCATGTTTGTCCTTCATGTCTACGTAAGAAAAGTAGATGGGCGTTCTCAACAACCCTATCTTCGTTGTCATCATAGGCTTCAACGCATCGAACGAACATCTCTGTCTCATCCTCTGCACCTTCCAACATCTTCCTAGCTTTGACATTACCAATGCCACGAAGTCCTATGATGTTGTCAGCAGTGTCTCCTGTCAAGATTTGCATGTACAACCTGAGCAACCCTTCAGCTTCAGTGATGTAATAAGCTTCTCTCTTGACGAAGTTGTAATGCCACCCTGCCACTTGATCTAAGTCTTTGTCCAACGAAACAATGACCCCATTGTCACCAAGCTTTGTAGCTTCAATGGCAATGGAGTCATCGGCTTCTTGATCTTCAGACATGTCAGCTTTCCACTCTTGCATCAGATGTTGACGCAGTGCAGCCAGATGTTTAGGCTTTACCTTGTCTGCTCTGTTACCTTTGTAGGGGGCTGTGACGGCTATGTCGTTTCTGAAGTTGCCCTTACCAGTAAGGAAGAGCTTCCACTCATCAACATAGCCACACTTGTCTACACCACACATGAGAGTGTTGATGATGAGAGAGTCTACCGATCTGATAGCCTGCATCTCATCTTCGTTCTCACATGCTGCTGCGGCTCGGTAACAATAAATGTCCGAGTCCAGAAGCGCAATCATCAGTCGCTCAAGCCTGCTGCTGGTTGCTCAGCCTGCTCAGCTTTAGCAGCAGCCTGTGCAGCTTCAAACTGTGGGGCAGCTTGTTGCTGAATGATATTGATGTGTTGTGCAGCAAACTCGTAAGGCAGCTTACCCAATGCAGTCAGGCAAGCGTTAACGGTTTCGAGGTGGAGGTCCAATTTGATTTGCATAGTATTTCCTTTAAGTATTACAGAACGTCTTCATCATCAGCAGAGATGTTGCCACCAGCTGCGTACTCAACCAAGTCGGTGATGACCAACTTAGCCAGCGAAGGGCTAACGCCTTTCTTGTTTTTGTATGTCCAAGGGTAGCTACCAACCATACAGATTGCTTTGCTACCGTTACCAATGTCTTCAACGATTTCTTCGTTGTCAGTGTCAAAAGCTTTGATGGGACGCTGGCTCTTGCAGGTGATGTACTTACCCTGCTCAGGTTTCTTCTCAAGGTTCTCTTGCACAGAGATACCCATTTCTTCCAGTGCAGCCACTGCCTTTTCAGACAGGTTACACAGGTCAACCATGTAGGCATCAGCCATCTCGTTCTTACGATTCAATGAAGCCCAGTAAACATCGGCTTTGATTTTCAACTTATCGCTCATACCATTTCCTTTGAAGGTTTGTTGCTGACCAATTCAGTAGGGGTCAGCTTCCTACATACTTTATAGGTGGGGCTTATCACCCCGGAACTCCGAACCTTGTAGATGCATCTGCCCTTCATAACGGCGAAGGGTACAAGGTAGTGCTTAAATCAGCCTTGAGTGTAACGCACACATGCAAGCATGATGCGACATTGAAACCGGACAATGACATCATTGTATCACCAGCTTTGCAGCAGCGTCAATGTAGTATTTGTAATCGACATCCTTCCACGTGAAGTCGTTGACATCGTTGCAGGTCCACATACCGTAGCCTTCACCAACACCAATGCGGCGTGGTTCAGCTTCTTCCTTCAGAGGTGGCATCACTTTGACAAGAGCACCACCAGCATTGCAAGCATAGAACCTACACATGTTTTGTTGCACTACCTCGGCACCGTCATCCATCACCATCACAAGCTTACTGCTACGAGGCACCTTAACCCTGAGCATGAAGTCATACTTGTTCTTGTGACCTTTGATGTATACGTCAAGTGGAATGCCTTGAAGCATTGCAGCTTCAGCAGCTTTCGGTATCACAAGTCCACCCTGATCTTGATGCCAGCCTAAGTCTTCGTACTGATACGCACCCTTACGCTTCACCTTACCATTGGTGTACACGGCGGAGTAATTATTTACGTCCTTAATAATCATCTTTGAATACTCAGCATACTCAAGCTGCAAACCAACTTGCTTCTGCCAAGCATCACAGACATTGATGTATTCGTCATGCTTGTCACGTGGCATCTTCACAGTGATACCGTCAGTGTTGACCTGCACAATGGACAAGCCTTCAATGTCCATCAGCTTGTCAGCTAACAGGCACAGACTAAGCTGACCATTGATGGTGATTGTCATCGTGTATTGCGGGTCATAGAAGGGGCTGTACTTGTTGTTGCTATCC